TAAATCGACCAACAGAAGCAGCTTTATTAACAAGATTTAAAACAGTTTTAGGGGCAGTTTCTACAGATTACGATTATATGATACAATCAATCTCGGGATTAGATAATATTAATAAATGGACTCCTGGTCAAAATTGGAGAGGTAAAGATTTAACACTAACATTTGATTGCTTAGAGTCAATAGATCAAAAGATGAATTACATGCAACAATGTTATTTGAAATCTATGTATGATTGGACTTATATGAGAAAGTTAATTCCATATAATTTACAATTTTTTTCTATGAATGTTTTAGTTTATGAAATTAGAAATTTTAGAACTACTGTACAAACTGCAGCCCAAGAGTCTGATAATACATCAGATACAATCAAATCCGCAACAATAAAACTGGCTAATAATATTCCAGCTCAGTTATATACATTCGATTATTGTACATTTGATTTTAATGATAGTTCAGGGTTTTTATCAGAATTAAATAATGGAGATTTTAGTAAAGAAGTTTCATTTAAATTTAAAATTAATATAGGAAGAGTTAGAGAAAAATTATCTTTTCCTTTATTTGGTACCATTATAGAACCCTTATTGATAAATTCTAAACAAAATTTCAATTTAAATGATCCAGGTAGTAGTTTACTATCTGAAGCAAATAGAGAAGTACTTAAACCTTTATATGGTACATCTGATGAAAGATCAGCTGCATCAGATGTTAATATGTTAAGTTCATCTAATGATAAAGCAAAATTAAATTTAAAAGATAGAAGCGAACAGAGACTTAAAGATGAATTATCAGCTAATAAAAAAATACTTGAAGCTAATGCAAATACTTTGAAATCTGATGCTATAACTTTACCTAATACTCTTGCAAATTCTGCAATTAATAATGTTACATCTAGAATAAAAGGACTTTCTTTAGGAAACGTATATGATATAAGAAATCAGCCGCTTTCATTTACATTAAGAACTTTATCAAATGCGGCCGGAATGCCCGATTTAGGTAATGTATTTAATTCAGCATTAGATAAAGTATTTAGACCAAATGGTACAAGACAATTAGGTGATATAAGGGCACAAGATGTTAATAAAAAAGAAGATCCTGACTCATTAGGAAATGTAAATTCTATATAATGGATACAAACGATATATATAATGATAGCTTATTAAGTGATACCTTTTTGGGTATGATAGAGGATATTGATGATAGTGAATTTAGTGGTAGATGTAAGATAAGAGTATATTCTAAATTTGATACTTTACCACTAGAAGATATTCCATGGGCATATCCAGCAAACGGCACAAAATTTGGTGGTAAAAATGGATTCGGGGATTTTAGTGCACCAAGAAAAGGTACAGAAGTTAGAGTTAAATTTATAGATGGAAATATATATCAACCAGAATATTATCATATTCAAAATATACATGAAGATTTAATAAATGAAATATCTAATTCATACGAAAATTCCACAAGTTTATTATGGGATTCAGATGAAAATGTTAAAGTATTTTACACAAAAGAAAAAGGATTAACTATAACATGTAAAGATTCTAAAATTCAAATAATGAAAAATTCTACTATTTTAATCCAACATAAAGATAGTCAATCGATAATAGAATTAGCTGGGCCTAATTGTACAATAACAACAGATTCTACTGTATCTATAACAGCAGGTTCAAGAGTTGATGTTGAAGCACCTGAAGTTAATATTACAGGTCAAAAAACTACATTAGGACCCAATCCTATTTTTTCTGCATTAAATGGTGAACCTATGTGGGCATTTATAAATGCACTTGCAGCCGGCGTTGATCAAAAATATCCTGCATCACCTGGTGTATTTACTGCTGCAGCAAAAGCTGCACAAACTGCAAGTATTAGTAAAACTGTTAAAACAAGTCCTTGATGGAAAAAACTCCCCCTATATTTTTATGGGTATTAGCAAATTCTAAATCAGATTTAATATCTGTTAAAGCATCTGCTATAGAAAAATATCCAGAATTATCTGATAAAATTAGATTATTATCTTCTGTCGATGATATTTTAATTTTAATTAATGATGTGATATATATTCAGGAAAAATTTGAGTATTTAGTCCAACCAACTAAGAAAAAAATACCTACAATTAAAAATGGAATATATAATATACAAGATCTTAATAATAAATTAGATTGTATATCTAAAACAGAAGAAATTATATTTGATAATAATAAAATTTCAACAGATATAATAGATAGAAAAAAATCTTCTTCAATAGATTCTGTTATAGATAATATGAAATTAATGTACGATTTATTACCTAAAGATTTAGAATTAAATACTTCTATTATAAATGATCTATCTTCTATAAAAAATGATATTATAAAAAATGAAAATTTACAGAATAGTGACGTATGTTTAATAAGAGATAATGTTGCATATTTTGAAGATATTAATTATGTTTGTCCTATAGATAAACCTATACAAGAATATAATCCTATTAAACAAATAGATCCAATATATAATAATACAACCGAATCAAAATATCCGGTAGATTTTCCAACAGATTGTTTTATGCAAATAGAATCAATTAATAATGTAATTAATGTAAATAGTGTCAAATACTCTAATCTTATTCAATCTATAGAATCTCTGAGAAAAAAATCAATTTTAAGTAAAATAATTTTAGAAGTTGAGTCTAATAGAATAAGAGTCTATAATAGAATGATTTCGTTTATAAATTCTATCGAAGAGAATTCAATTTTTCCATTTTTATCAGATGATGAAATTTTAGCAATATTTGACAATAATATTAAATTATTAAAAATTTCACAAATTTCTTTTCAGATAACAACTAATAAATCTAATGTTATTAAAAATTCATTAGATTTATTGTCTATAGATTTTCAAGCTGATTATTTAAATAATGGTAGATTTGACATATTAGAATTATCTCTAGCTAGAGATTCTAATGTTAATTGGTTTTCTGATATTATAAATTACACATATTCAGTTTCATCAGATAATCCAGGATTTCAATTAATTGAACAATATTACCAATTTTTACAGACTCCTCCTAGTAATGATGAAACATCTTCTTGGAAATTAGATCAAAATTTACCATTTGATTGGATTGCTAATAGAGAATTAAATAAACAAATTTTATTAGATAATATAGATACAAAAATAAATTCTATTATATCTACAATAATAAAAAATGATATGAAAAATATATATCATGATATTTTAGATATTAATTCTGTACTAATTAGACTCGATAAAAGTATGTTATCATCACTAAATAGAGCAGTATCAATATCTACTAAAAATATAGAATATTCAAATTCTGTAATAAACAGATTTAATGAAATAGATTATTTTATTAAGAATTTTGGTGAAATAATAAATGATTTGTCTAGTAAAATATCTAATTTACCTTGTTTACAATCATTAATTAAACCTGATATAGGTAATCCAATATACAAAGATCCGTTTAATTCTAAAGGAGAATTAGATTCTTTTTATATGCCTAATCCTAATATGCCACAATTTGATAAATTGTCGTATTGGAAAAAGTTTGCAGGGGTCGCTACAATAACAGGGTTAACACCAACTAATTGGACATATGGTTTAATTATACCTACTCCAAGTGGTCCCATAGGTATACCTATGCCTATAATATGGAAACCTATATTTGTGATACCTACTCCAATATCTATATATGTTTTTTTTATAGGTCAATGTGGAATAATGCCTGCTCCTTACTTATATAGTTTTAGTGGATTAACTCAAGCTTCTGGTTTTATGTTAACTTTAAGAGGTGCATCTGATCCATTAAAAATTATGCCTTATCAAATAAGAAGTAAAACTCAAACTATTATATCTAATGCATTGCAAAAAAATATTTTTTCTGAGAACATTATGAAAACTTATGTGACTGATTTAAATAAAGAAAGTGTAGCTGATCAAAAGAAATTTACTGAATTTAATAACAACGACCCAAATAATTTTATTCCTTCGAGTATAAAACCTTTATTGATACCTTTTAAAAATGTTATACCTACTTTTCAAAATATTTTTACTAAAAAATCATTTGGTTCTAAGAAAACTGGACTTATATTAAATAAAAAATACTCTAATAAATTACCTAAAATATTTTTACAAGACGATTTACCATCATATGATAGATTGTCTATTAAAAATATACCGCTTTTAATTTACACAAATTCTTTTTGTTTAATAGGATCTTATACAGGAGGTTTGCCAGTTTCATTTCCTCCACTACCTAAATACACCTTGCCTATTCCTCCGGTAACACCTCCGGTACCAGATAATTTTATTTAAATGTAACTTTTATTTTGTATGGATTAAAATATATACATAAGTTTTAAACCATATAAAAATGAATTTAGTATTAAACAAGGGAGTTAAATTAGTTAATTCTGACCACAAAGTTTTTTGTCATGAAGATTATGCACAAGAGTTGTATAATTTGTATATGGGAGAATCCGAAGAAGTAGCTGTAATAAAGGCTGAAGAAGTACAAAATGGTACAATTGTTGGTATTACACCAACTACTATGTATGTTCAGGCAAATAGTAAACAAACGTTTGCGATTGATCTTACAAGAGAACAAAAATATCTAAATGAATTAGGTGTATTTGGTATTAACGATTCAATTAAATTTAATTGTGATCCGTTAAAAGGAGTTGCTTCATTATCTAAAGTTCATAAATATATGACTCATGATAAATTACAAGCTGCTTTAGCAGGTGAAGATACTGTATTTACATGTAAAGTTAAATCTAGAAACACTGGAGGATACTTTGTTGATATTGATGGAGTTGATTGTTATTTACCAGGATCATTAGCAGGCGCAAATAAAATTATTGATTTTGATTCACTATTAGGTAAAAAGATCACTGTTATGGTTGATTCTTTTTTAAAGGAAAAAAATTGTTTTATTGTATCAAATAAAAAATGGATTAATAAAGTTTTACCTGAAAAAATTAAAACCCTATTATTTACAGAAAAATATAAAGGTACAGTTACAGGAGCGTTATCTACTGGTATATTTTTAGAATTTGATGGCATTTTTACAGCATTTATGCATTCTTCTGAAATGACTCCTGCAACACAATTAAAATTTGAAAATAAAGAATATAAACCAGGATCAACTCTTGAATTTTATATTAAAGAAATTTCAGCAAATCCTATCAAAATAGTTGTAAGTGAAAAACTACAAGAAAATATTGATTGGAGAGTTATGAAATTAGAATGTGAAGATATGTTAGTTTCAGGTGAAGTAATATTTAAAGATGAAGATAAAATGACAGTAAAATTAAGTGATAGTATTAGTTGTGATATACCACTTAAAAATGCATTTAAAACTTATAAAATAAATAGAACATATGAAATTAATAAAAAATATACATTTCATATTAAATCAATTTACCCAGACGAACAACGAATTGTTCTTTATGAAACAAAACAACAAATTCATAGTTAATAAAAAATAGAGTACTTTAAGTACTCTATTTTTTTGTCTAATTTTTTATTATTACATTTGTTAAAAAATATCAATTATGAAAACAATATTACTTTATATCTGTTTAACATTATCTTTTTCATCAAACCATTTTAAAAATAATAATTACATTAAATTACCTAATTCTACTGAAAAAACTACTAAAATTTATGATAGTTTATATGTTAAATTAACAGTTTATTGGCCAAATATATCTCAGTGTGACAGTACTCCTTTACAAACTGCATCCTTAAAAACAATTGATACAAATAAAGTTAAATCAGGTAGGCAGAAGTGGGTGGCAATATCTCCAAATTTACATGTTAGATATGGAGGTTCTCTAAAATTTGGAGACACTATTAAAATACACTCAAAAAATAAAAAAATTAAAGGTAATTGGATAGTACAAGATTTATCATCTCCTAAAAATAAAAATTCTATAGATATTTTACAAATGCCAGGAGGATTCTATGGTAAATTAAATTCTGTTAAAATAACTTACTCTAATGTATTATAATAAATTAATTTGTCCATACACAAAAAAAAAATTAGTATTTGTAAGTAAAGATTTGGGATCAAGTATTTACAAAACATATAACGAAGATATATTTTTTGTAACTATACCATTTTGCAAAAATGTTATTAAGCAAAAAAATGGGAAAACTTTTAAATATTTTATAATTGATTCATTTGATTTAATACCTGTTTTAAAATTAAAATATGGTTGGGTTAAAAATCCAACTATATTTAAAAGGATATTTTATCCATTATTAGAAAAATGTTTATCTATCAGGTATTCGAATGTTAAAATATTACCGTCTGACATAATAGAAAATACTAATGTACAAAAAAAGACTGAACACTTAAATGATAAATTTACATATGATCATCCAGACTTGTATTCAATACGTAGAGGGGATAATTTAAGATTAGAAAAAAATTCTAAGTTTATTATAATAAATGTTAGAAATATTTTTGATAGTATAATAACAACAGATGTTGGGGAGATATATGATTTGTATGAATGGAATTATCTTAGAATTATTTAAGATAAATAACATATAAATTAAAGCTGTTAATGAATTGGTTAAATGAAAGAGAAGTATTATCAAGTTCTGTTATAGGATTTGAATTTGAATTTTTTTCTAATTTAAATAGAAATCAAATAGCTTCTGCTATTTCAACTTTATGTAATGTTAATGTAGTTCCTGTTAATAGATATCATTCATCAGTCAAGATAGACGAAACTAATTGGAAAATTGAACCCGATTTATCTGGTGGTATTTTTATGAATGAATTGATTACAGGCCCAATTCCATATGATCAGGCAAGAATTCACTTAAGTAAAATTTTAAATTGGATAGATATTAATGGATGGACTGATTTAAAAAGTGCTTTCCAAGTAAATATTAGTTTTAATCCATGGAAAATTAGAACTATTAATAATATTACTCAAATAGATAAATTAAAATTTGTTTTAAATATAGATGAAGAAAAAGTATATGAATTTTTCCCAAATCGTAAAAATTCAATATACGCACGATCAATTAATAGTATTATACCATCAAATAAATTTATTTTTAATAACGATATAAATAGAATTATCAAAGAAAATTATACAACACCATCATCTAAATATTATGGAGTAAATTTTAGTAAAATTTTCCAAAACTATTTAGAATTTAGATATATGGGTGGTGAAGATTATCAAAAGAAACTAACTGGTATATTAAAAACAACCGATTATTTTATTAATTTTACACATGAAATTCTGCAGAACACTGGTTATAATGCTGCCGATTTAGATAAACTAAGACTTTCTTTACATTCACATAAATCATCTACAATTGCATTTTCTTCAGTAGATAATTTTTTATTAACATATTCAGATATTAAAATTTCAGTAAATTTGGATTCTCAAATTCAAACTATTAAAACCTATTGGTCAATTTTAAGAGAAAGATTATTTGATTTAATAATTAATGGTGGAATGTTAACTGGATGGATTAATTATGATACTGATGTATGTAAATTCCAGTTAAAAGATTGCACATTAGAATCAACTATAGATAATTTTGAAATTATAGATTGTATAATTAAAGGAAATATAATTGAATGCGATATATATAATTCTGTTATTGATGATAGTCATATAATAGACTGTATATTATATCCGAATAATAAAGTAGTAAATAGTAAAATAATGAGATCTGCTATTTACTATGAAAATGAAATAACTTCTTGTTATATAGATAATAGACTTTATCAAATTGATGGGTCTATTAAAAATAGTATTATTAGAAGTGGTGTAGTTCTGCCATCTGCTAATATAGAAGATACTGAAATAATTAAAAATTCTAATAAAACAGAATTTGGAAAAGATTTAAATTTAGGTGAAAAAAAATAATGGATCAAATTACTATTAATGATATAATAACGTTAAAAAACTATGTATTAAATAAATACAAATCTAAAATAAAATTATTACATCATACATCTTTTGAGTATAAAATGCTAAATATTAATATTAAAAAAATTGAAAGTGTTAATACATTAAATTTTTATAGTATTATTAAAGGAATTTGATAAATTAAATGAAAGGTTAAAATCCTTAATATCTTATACTATCATATTTCTTCATATGGCAGAGTATTTTAACGATAATATAGCTTAATTGATAGAGCATTAATTTATAAAAAAGATCTGATTAATCAGATCTTTTTTTGTGTAATAAATATAAAAATATATCTTTTAAATGACTAAAGGTGAATTAATTCAAGAAGTAATAGATGAACTTTCAGCATCTTGTGTAATGGCAAATAAATTGTCTACTGGAGAAATTGAACGTATTATTAAAAGAACTGAAAAATGGTTTTGGGATAATTATGAAGATTCATTAGAACATCGCTATATGGTCCTAAAAAATCCTGTTTTTAATACAGAAGAATTTAGACAAACAAGGGCAATACAGATGCCAGATTGTGTTGAATCTGTTTGGGAACTCAGAGAAATAAACGGAGGTTCATTTTTAGGTACAATAGATAAAGATTTTTCCGATAATAAATTAATAGGATCTGAAGTATTTATGTCAGGAAATTTAGGAGATAATTTAGTTACATTAGCCTCGAGAATGAGTTTTTTCGATCAAGCTAAAGCTTTTATGTTAGAAAGAATTTCTCATACATGGAATCACTTAACTAAAAAAATATTTATATCAGGCAGAAATCCTTCTCGTGATGTATTTTTACAGGTACATGTTAGAATACCCCTAGATAGATTGTATGAAGATCAATTCTTTTTAAGATATGTTATAGGTAAAGCTAAAATATCACTAGGTAATACTCTAGGTAGATTTACTTATAATCTGATTGGTGGAGTTACTATAAATTATCAAGACCTGCTTTCACAAGGTTCAGAAGAAGTTAAACAAGTTGAAGAAGAAATACAATCTAGAAATTCCCCTGACTGGTTTCTAACAATGCATTGACACACTACGAGACTGGTTATTTACCAAGATAAATATTAAAATACAATTAATAAATTGATAGATATATATACAAAGGTACCTGGAGATGTTAATTATTCTGATGATTTTTTAGATGTAGATGATCCTTTACAGATACATATTCAACAAATATTGATGGTTCTTAATACTGATGAAAATTCTGTATTAGCAGATTCTTCTATGGGATTTAATTTACAAGATTTAATTTTTGAACAGAATTTAACAGAATCTCAAATAGAAAGTTCTATAATTAAACAAATAAATAATTATTGTGCATATTCTTCCGAATATTCTACCTCTTCAAAAGTTAAATTTTTTAGTGGTCCTACTCAAGATTATTGTTTAATTGATATTATAGTAGATAATGAAAAATATATAGGACTTTTAGTTTCATAATATGGCATACAAATTTAATTTTATAGAAAAATCTAAAGTTATTTCAACTGAACTATATGATAGTTCAGTTCAATGGCTTAGTTCTAAATACAACCAAAGTATTAAAGTTTTTTCGTTGTCTTCTGGTTTTGGTCAATTATTACAGGTATTAAATGATTTACAACAATTAAACTTATATTATATAGAAGATTCTGTAACAGAATTAAATATTTTAACTGCAACAAGAGATAAATCTATTCTAGGATTAACTACTCTAAATGGGCATAATCCAACACGTGCAATTGCAGCTAAGGGCGAATTAGAATTATATTGGAATGGTAAAGATGCTGATTTAATAGATGGCTTAATTCTTTTACAAAATCTATTGCCTATAACATGTAATACAAATAGTTTAGATTATTTACTAAAAATAAATGCAGATTCTCTAGCAATAGAATTAGACCAAAGTAAAAAATATCAAGTTAATATTATACAAGGTAAATATGAAGTACAAATTTTTAATTCAGATGGATCTTCTTTACAGAGTTATTATGTACAAGTAGGACCAAATGATAATGTCGATAATTATGAAGTTAACGTTTATGTTAACTCAGTTTTATGGAAAAAATATGATTCATTTTATGATATGCCAAGAAATTCTAAATCATATATGGTCAAAACAGGTATACTTCCTGGTATTGATGTATTTTTTGGGAATTCAGATTATGGTTTAATTCCATCTGCTGGTTCTGAAATAAGAGTTGAATATTTAAAAACTAATGGATCTTTTGGATATTTAAATCCTAATCAAGTTCACATTTGGTCATTTAATTCTCCTGGATATAATCAATATGGAACTGATATAGATTTAAATTCGGTTTTGTCTATTAAAACATTAATAGCTCCCCTATTAGGATCAGACGGAGAAGATATTGCATTAACAAAATTAATAGGAACAAGAACAAGTAGATCATATGTCCTCATTAATGCTGATAGTTATATAATATTTTTTGAAAAATATAACATTTATTCTATAGTTAGAGCATGGAATATTTTAGATGATTTTGAAAATAACATTATTTATATATTATTAGTTCCTGATATTAAAAAGAAATTATCAACCGGCCAAAATTATTTTACAGTTAATTTACAAGAATTTACTTTAACTAACAACGAGAAAAAAGCATTATATCAATTATTAGATGAAAGTGGTAGTAAAATAATAGGTACAAATACCCAAATAGTTGATGTTATTTTAAAGAATTATATCATGAACATCAACATTAAAATATTTGAAGGATATGAAAAAAATAATGCTATATCACTTAAAAATGAAATAGTATCTTCTGTATCAACTTATATGTTAAATTTTAACAGAGTAGATGCTATACCTAAATCTGATTTTATTAATATAATAGAAGATATAACCGGAGTGGATTCAGTATCAGTTAATTTTGTTTCTCAAGAAAATGAAATATTTAAATCTACTCCTTCTAATATATCTTTACTTGATCTCAATATAGATGAATTTGGAGATATTTTAATTAATAATGGAGAATTGCCTGTCATTCGTGGTGGTTGGACAGATAGAAACGGTATTCAATACCTAGATGGAATTGATTATACAAGACCGTCATCTATAAATATTAATGTTAAATCAGTCACTAAATTAGACTATTTAAATTCAAAAAATATCAATTAATGAAAGATTTGTATAAAAGTACATTTAACAGAAATATCTCTTTATTAAATAAAGGATTTGACTATAAAGGTAAAATACTAAGTAAAACGTTATCAAGACGAATGTTTGAAAATCAAAATATCGCAAATTTTCTAAGCTTTGTTGAAAATATAGTAACTCATAATGTTGAAAGTATAAAAAACATTAAAAAGTTATTTGCATATTCGATATCTAAACATAACAACAATCTAAGTTAATGATATTATTATTTGATTCCAGTGGAGGTTTATTAGAATTTGAATTAAAAAATAATTTAAATTTAACTAATTCGTATTTTTCTCCAGTATCAGTTGGATTAATTGAATCTAATTCAATTTTTATATTTGAAGAATATTGGAATACTGTTAAGAATGAAAAGGTTTCTATAAGACCTTTACCAGAAAACGGTCATACAAGAAAATTTAAGTTTTCTTGGTTAGAA